TCCAAGCCGTAGTCTACTTCAACAATTTTTCCGTCTACTACTGACTCAGCTTTTCTTGGCAATTCACATACTGCTTTTGGAAAAAGTGTGCCGTGTTCATTTTTTATAGTGTAGATTTTCATAAATATATATTGTTATTAATACCTATTCATTATATACCCTAGCTAGGGTTTAGTCTACACTCTATCTGCAAAATTACTATCACCAAAATCTTCAGTCACTTCACCACGGCCAAGGTTATTCAACTCAGCATCACGCTGTTCTTGGCTTTCTTCAGACTCACGCCGGTACTTACCAGTTGGCTTTGGCCTAGAGTATCTTTTCTTTGGTTCTTCATAATCGAGCAATCCCATATTTATTTCATTAAACTCTTAACTGCCGGCACAAACTTCACACCATCACGTTGCATCACAAAAGCAATAGCATCACCAGCGCCATGACAGCCAAAACACTTGTAGCGGTTTTGCTTATCAATGTAGAACGATGCTGTTTTCTCACCTTCATGACCAACAAGTGGGCAATGACAGTTGCTACGCCACTTACCGCCAGCTTTGAATATTTGACGGCTATCAACCAGTTCTTCAAGTGGGTACTCACGAGCTGATTCAATCTGTTCTTCAGTCACACCGCCTTGGCGCTTGGCCGGTTGCATCAAGTGTTGCTGGCGCTGGATGATGCGCTTCACTGACCGCCTGGGTTGCTCAGTCAGCGATTCAATTTCCAAACGGTTCAGCTCAGTGCGAATGACCATAATATTTTCAAAATGCTCATCTGATACACGAGCCTGACCAACTTCAACGTTGTCTCTGTACCACTGGTCCATCTCATCCTGAGTGCCAAAGATTGGCCGGTTGCTTTTTACCTGACTGACTGAGTGTTGCATGTTGCTCACTAAGTCTTGCTTTAATTCTTCAAGAGTTTCGAAAGTGGGTGCGAACAAAGCTAAAGCGCCAGAGAGATTAATCTTTTCTGGTTGGAATTCCGCATCGTAATAGATGCCTTTCTTTTTAGTTATTTGTAGGTATTGCATTGTGTGTATCTGAACAGGTCTGACAATATTTTGAGCCGGTACGTCTATCGTTGGGGCAATGGTCTTTGCTGTACTGAATGTCACCAGGATGAACTGACTTGGCTTGCTCATTGATAGTGGCATCGGTCACAACTATTAAAGCGTTGGCACAACCAGCTTGCGCCATTTTTCTAGCGGTCAGTTCCAGCCGTTCTTGTAATCGGTCACGAACTAATTCAGCGGTTGTAAAGTTAGGGGTTTGGATTGATTGCATACTATTCTTTCTTTTTAACCCAGGAACTTTCCCAGTTCTCAGGCATACTTTTTATAATGGTGTGTACGTTGCTGCGAGCAAGATTCATCATTTCAGCAATCTGCGAACCGTTGTATTCTTTATACTTGTGGTAAAACCAAATAGTTTCGTTGCGCTCTTTTCTTAGAAATTCCAGCATACTAACGATTGGCATCTTTAAATCCATCCCAGTCAAAAGCAATCATGACTGAACCACCTACGATTCCAGTTACTACTGAAATGTGCAATAAAGCGATAATTAAATCCCAACTAAAAGCGTTGGACCAAGTGACTAGTGTTAGAATGGATATTACCAATAGGTAAAAGCAGAATGCGATTGTAGTTATAGCTGCAAAGACTACGAGCATTGCAGGAATCAGTTTTTTTAAGCTCATATTTTTTTCTTATTGAATAACCTTAGCTATAGTATACCAGAACAAAATGTTCTGGTTATCCCCAGTTGTTGAAAACAGCGGTGTGCTACAATAAACGAGCTAATAAAATTATGTCTACAAAAAAACAATCAGATTTACAAAAGCTCAATGAGGAATTGCTGGCTGACGGTATAGAAACTATAGCAGACATTGATTATACCCCTGAAAGAACCGCCTATTTAACACATCTTGAAGAAGCTGACTACAGTGATAAGGATTGGGTGAAGCTCTTAAAAATCCTTAAAAACCAACACAAATTACACTTTCATAAGTATGTAGCAGACATCTACCCATACCTACGGTTCGAAATTGGTGAAGACAAAACGTACTGGTTATACAATCAAGACACTGGTGTGTATGACGAAATCAATTTTATAACCGTGCGTGGTTTGGTCATCAAAATGATGGTTGATGACGGTTTGGATGATACTGCTAGTGAAGTTGTAGTGAAGAACATCTTGTCTAAATATCGAGCCATGTTTTTAAATCGTGGTTCAGACTATGATGATTTTGATTGTCAAGATGATTGGTTTCATGCCAAGAATGGTTGGGTGAATGTAGATACACTGAAGTTCCAAAAGCACACACCAGACAGATTGAGTAAACGCTCTAGTGCCGTATCATATAAAAAGAATGCTAACTGTAAAAACTATGACCACTTTTTAGATACACAAATGCAACTGAAACCTGACCAGGTGCGAGCAATTGACCAGTTTTCAGGTCTACTGCTGACACCTGATATCACTTACCAGAAAATGCTAGTGCTGATTGGTAAGCCGGGTAGTGGAAAATCCACTTTACTCGATTGCTGGTCCGATGTCTTAGGTGATTGTGCGGTGCAGTCTAGCTTGAATAAGATTTCAACTGATTCGTTTGCCCGGTTTGGTGGGGTATCACTAGTAGGTAAACAACTTTGCTGGTTTGATGAAGTTGAAGTCACCCGGTCTAACATGAGTAACTCACTGATTAATCTAGTGACTGGTCAGAATATTGAAGTGGAACGTAAAGGAATTAGTGGGTTTGTCTATCCTGGTAACCAGCTGAAGTGCGTCTTGACTGCAAACACGTTACCACGGTCAGCTGAAATGGGTATCTATCGGCGAATGCTACTTATTCATTTAGAATACTCATTCTATGACAGTATGACCGTCAACCATGACATTCGTAATATTTTGAACGCTGAAGCTAGCGGTATTTTAAATCGTATGCTTAAAGGTCTAGCTGATTTGCGAAAGATGAAAGACTTTGTGACAGTTGAAGGACATGCAGAAATGATTGAGGAATACAAAACCAGCAGTAATACAATGTCTGAGTTTTTGGACTACCATTTTGTGTTTGACGAACATGCAAGAACTATATCTTCAAAAGTGCTGCTCGCAGCTTACCAGGATTTTGCTACTGACAGATACAGTGATTCACTCACACCACAAAGATTTGGTATGGCATTGAAACATCATGGACTTTCTAAGTTCGATAAAATTTACAGTAACAAAGATAGTAACGGATTTAAAGAGTGGCATGGACTTGGTTTGAAAGATGCTTTTGAGTTCAATTCTGTTGGTCTAATTCGTGAAAAAAGTAGTCATTTTTAGGACTGACACTATCCGTCAAAAAGGGGTCTAAAAAACAGCATAAAACAGATTTAGAGATTGTCAAAATGACAATCTTTTATTTTGTGTTGTAATGTTAAAAAACTGACACTAAAACTGACACTAATTTTTCTAGTGTCAGTCAAAATTAACCTTTAAATTAGCCATGGTCTGACACTAACTGACACTCTGACACTTTTTTATTATATATATATATATATATATAATATGTATATATGTGTATATATATGGGAGAGTTTAAAACTAGTGTCAGTGTCAGAAGTGTCAGTACGGTCACTTCTTGTCTTGGCTGTATTCTAAGCAAGACTTGGTGACCAGTGATATTCGTGTGGTATAATTTTTGCATATGAAAACAGCAAAGAAAAACGGCGCTGTCACTAAGAAGAAGGCAGCGCCAGCCAAAAAGAAAATGGGTAGGCCAACAAAGTTTACGGTTAAGTTAGGCACAACTATCTTTACCAGAATGTGTGAAGGTGAAAGCTTACGCCAGATATGTCGTGATGAAAAAATGCCTACACGTTCAAGTATTCATTTATGGTTAATTCGTGGTGTAGTTTGTGAAAAAGGTACTGACTTAAAAAACTTTTCAGACCAATATGAATTAGCCAACGAGGTCAGAGCTGAGAATATGTTTGATGAGCTGACTGAGATTGCAGATGATGGTGAGAACGATTACATGGAGCGTGAACGGCCTGATGGTTCTACTTTTGAGACAGTCAATGCTGAACATATCCAGCGCTCACGATTGCGTGCTGATGTACGTAAGTGGAAACTGTCTAAGATGCTCAAAAAGTATGGTGATAAAAATATCCATGTCACTGAAGATACTGAAGGTAATCAGATGCCAATAGCCGGAAATGCTATTACATTCTCATCTCAAAGCGATAACCAACTAACTTCTGATGTCGATAGCTAAAAAGGGCATTATGGTAAATCAGCAAGTCAATGACTGCTGGAAACCATTGTTTATTAAACGTGCCGGGGTACGGTACGTAATTATGATGGGTGGCCGTGGTGCTGGGCGCTCATTCGTTGCGAGTCAATATGTTTTGTCTAAACTAATTTCTCCAGACTATTTTCGTTGTGCAATTATGCGTTTGGTCCAGGGTGATATTCGCTCATCAATTTGGCAAGAAATTGTTGACCGGGTTGAAGAACAAGGTATTTCAGAAAACATAAGAATTGGTGACAATGAAATGAAGATGCGTTATGCCATGAAGAAGCCAGATGGCACTGACCAAGTGAATAGTATTAATGCACTAGGATTCAAAGCATCTTCTGGTGACCGTTCTGCTAAGTTGAAGTCGCTTGCTAGTTACAACACCATCATCATTGAAGAAGCTGAAGAAATTGGTGAAGCTGAGTTCATGCAGCTGGATAACTCATTACGAACCGTGAAAGGTGATATCACTGTAGTAATGTGTTTGAACACACCACCAAAGAATCACTGGATAATCAAAGAATTCTTTAATCTTGAACCAACTGAAGTACCAGGATTCACCCGGCCTGTACTGAAGCCTGAAGTCTCACCATATACAGAATTTCTATACTTCAACTTGAGGTCCAATGAAAACAATCTTGATGCCTTTACTATTCAAAAGTATTTACGGTACAAAAACACAAAACCTGATTACTACTGGCATATGATAGAAGGTCTATGTCCCGATACTGTGCGAGGTCGTATCTATTCTGGCTGGGAAATCATTGATGAATTACCGTTTGGTGCAAAGTTGTTGGCCGGTGGTATGGACCTTGGCTGGTTTCCTGACCCTTTGGTTGCTATTAATTTGTACTATTATGATGGCTACTACATTGTTGATGAAGTGTTGCATGGCACTGAGTTGAAAACTGAATACATCGCTCAGGTGCTACTGAA